TTTAGAAATAAAATATGGGATGGAAAGATACGACTATTCAATTCACAGAGTAGACAAATCTATTATGGTTTGATTCCATACTTAGAAAAGTTTGCTAAAGAACGTGAGTATGAAATTGAATTTGATAAATCAGTAGAAACGTATGATGAATTCTCCGTAGCAGAAGCAAAAGACTTCATTGATACTCTAGGCATACCATTCGAAGTTAGAGACTATCAAATAGATGCATTCATTCATGCAATACGTAGCAGAAGAAATCTATTAGTATCACCAACAGCATCAGGCAAGTCACTCATCATATATCTCATTGCGAGATATTTAAATTGTAAGACTCTTATCATTGTTCCCACTATCTCACTTGTCGCACAGCTATACAAAGACTTTGAGGACTATGGATTTGAGAGTGATAAATACATACACCAGATTATGTCAGGTGCAAGCAAACAAACTGATTGCCCCATTGTCATATCTACATGGCAGTCAATTTACAAGATGCCAAAAGAATGGTTCGAAGAATTTGAATTAGTTGTTGGAGATGAAGCGCACTTGTTTAAAGCAAAGTCGCTGATATCAATTCTCACAAAACTAACAGAATGCAAGTATAGATTTGGTCTGACAGGTACGCTAGATGGCACACAGACACACAGATTAGTATTAGAAGGTTTGTTTGGTAAAGTCAAACAGATAACAACAACAAAAGAATTGATTGACTCTGGACGATTAGCGAAGTTTAGAATTAAAGCATTGGTGCTTAAGCATAATGAAGAATCTTGTAAGTTAGGTAAGAATTTTAAATATCAAGATGAGATAAATTATATTGTAGGTAAGCCATCACGTAATAGATTCATTAGAAATTTAACTATGAGTTTAGAAGGTAACACTCTTCTACTATATCAATTCGTTGACAAGCACGGCAGAATATTGTATAATATGCTTAAGGACGCAGTAGAAGAAAATAGACCTGTATTTTTTATTCATGGTGCGGTTGGCGTAGATGAAAGAGAAGAAGTTCGTAGAATTACTGAAGACGAAGAGAATGCAATCATCGTAGCATCATACGGAACATTCTCTACAGGTATTAACATTCGTAATCTACACAATGTTATTTTTGCCTCACCAAGCAAGAGTAAGATTAGAACACTACAGTCTATTGGTCGAGGATTGCGTTTGGGCGATAACAAGAAAGAAGCCATTCTATATGATATATCAGATGACATGACATATAAGAGTAGGAAGAATTTTACATTAGAGCATTTCATTGAACGAATGAAAATTTATAATGATGAAAAGTTTGAATATAAAATTTACACGTTAAATTTAAAGGAAGAATAATGCTTTGCAAAGTACTAAAATTAACAAACGGTGATACCCTCATCGGAAATGTTGTTGAGGAAAGTAGAGGCTTCATTGAAGTGCATAGACCCATGAGAGTTGTTGTTGTTCCTAGAGATGAACACATGTATAGTTTATCTCTTACAAAATGGGATCCACTTATGAATTTTAGCATTCCTGCTAGAATCTTTAAACAGAGTATTGTTTCCGTGTCAGAAGCTACAACAGAAATTGTTAGAGTTTATGGCGAAGCGTATAACGAATTTGATTCAGACAATGAACCTGATAGTGAGATTGATGATGAAAGTCAATCAGAAGACAGGATGTCTGAGATTAAGGAAGAGATTGATAGAATGAGAGTAGCAATGACTTCATCTAACAATCATATATTACATTAAGTCTTTATCAAACAGGACACAGCAATAATAACTCATTGTCAAGTGTTTGTCAACTAATTGAGGTGAAACATGACTATTACTACCACTACCGTGAAACCAACAAAAGAAAAGCATTACGTAAACAACGAACATTTCCTAGAAGAGATGGTTGTCTTTCGTGCGGCTGTTAAAGAAGCAGAAGCAACGAATGGAGAACGCCCAAGAGTACCTGAGTACATCGGCGAATGTTTGTTTAAAATTGCAACGCACTTGGCACGTAAGCCAAACTTTGCAAACTATACATTCAAAGAAGATATGGTATCTGATGGTATCGAAAACTGTCTACTGTACATTGATAACTTTGATCCTGAGAAGTCTAAGAATCCATTTGCATACTTTACTCAAATCATTTACTATGCATTCTTGCGAAGAATTCAAAAAGAGAAAAAACATTTATACATAAAATATAAGAGCATGGATAATCTTATCATCACTTCACTTATTGAAAACAATGGCGAAGAATATGTAACTGCTGGACTCAATGGCGTATTGCATGATGCATACAGCGAAGAATTCATTAGCGACTTTATCAAAGCATTCGAAGTGAATAAAGAGAAAAAGATTGCCAGTGCAAAGCCTAGGAAGAAAAAGACAGAAACAGTATTTGATGAATTTCTGGAGAACGATAATGCAGACACCAATCCCAGCCCAACTTGAAAACTGGTTAAAAATTGTTAACGACAAAAGGTCACCACAAAATCTTAGAGAAACTGCCGTCTTGCATTTGACTGAGATTCGTGCTATAATTGACAAGTCTTTAGGTACAACAATGAAGAAGCAAGGGCAACGCAAGTATGAGAATATGTCTACTAGGTGATACGCACTTTGGTGTCAGAAATGATTCCAAAGCGTTTCATGCTTACTATGAAAAATTTTACAATGAAACATTCTTTCCAGAACTGAAGCATCGTGGTGTAAGAACAATCATTCAACTCGGTGATTTATTTGATAGACGCAAGTACATCAACTTTCATTCGTTGATGGAAAGTCGTAGATACTTTTTTGATAGATGCGTTGAAGAAGGCATTACTCTTCATGCATTGATTGGCAATCACGATATCTTTTGGAAAGAAAGTCTTGAAGTTAATTCTCCAGACCTGTTGCTAAGAGACTATCACAACATTGTGCTATGGCAGAAACCTGGCACGATTGAAATTGATGGAATCAAAATAGATATGATACCATGGATTTGCAAAAGCAATGAAGAAGAAATTTATGAGTTTGTAAAGAACACATCTTCTCCATTATGCATGGGGCACTTTGAACTTGCTGGCTTCCCATTGTTCCGTGGTGTAGATAGCCATGAAGGACTTGACTATAAGTTTCTAAGCAACTATAATCATGTATACAGCGGACACTATCATACACCATCACAGCACGACAACATTACGTATGTTGGTGCACCATATGAATTGTTTTGGAATGACTACCAAGACAAAAAGCATTTTGGCATCTTAGATACCGAGACAATGAAAACGACATTCGTAGAGAATCCTCATCGAATGTTCTATAAGATAAATTATGATGACAATGAATTAAAGATTGAAGACTTGAAAGACATAGACTTTTCTAAGTATGCAAATGCTTATGTGAAAGTTGTTGTTTTGAATAAACAAGATCCGTATTTGTTTGAGAAGTTGATAGATGAAATTTATAAATTTGGTCCTGTAGACGTTACGATTGTTGAAGACTTTACTGCATCGAATGAAGAAACTGATAGTGATATTATTGACCAAGCGCAAGATACTATGACAATTCTTTCTTCATTCATTGATACGCAAAGCCTAAATATTTCTGATACAAATAAACTTAAAACATTGATGCGTGAACTTTATGTTGAAGCATTGTCGAAGGAGAATATAGAATGAAATATAAACGAATAAATAATACGCCATGGGTTAGACACCGAGTTAACTATCCATATTGTACTTGGGATGGTGCATTTACAGAAGAAGAACTGAATGATATAGAAAACTATTGTGAAACATTCGATAAAGAAACCGCAAAAGTATTTGATCCTATAAAAGATTTAGATAAAATTAGAAAATCAAAAGTTGCATGGTTCAATAAATTTGAACATCCTAAATTACATAGTTTTTTTAATACTCTCAATCTAGTAATTGAGCAAGTGAATGAAGATTATTATAATTATGATTTGAATGGGTATTCAAATATTCAATACACAACATATGACGGAGATGAACTAGGTCAATATGGATATCACATAGATATGCATACAGGAAATGTAATGGAAGATGAACACTTAAAATATGGTGAATCGAGAAAACTTTCTTTGTCTTTAATTTTATCCGATTCAAATTCATATGAGGGTGGAAATTTTACAATGAAAACAGGTGAATATGAATTTGAAGTAGAGCAAAAGCGGGGAAGAATTTTATTTTTTCCATCTTTTTTCTTACATAAAGTACATCCAGTGACAAAGGGAGTTAGAAAATCTATTGTTGCGTGGGTTGAAGGACCAAAATTTAGATAACATGATTATATTTCGTAATTTAAAATGGAAGAACTTTCTTTCAACTGGCAACTTCTTTACTGAACTGAACTTAGACAACAACAATACTACATTGATTGTTGGCGCTAATGGTTCAGGTAAATCTACAATGCTTGATGCATTGTGCTTTGTGCTGTTTGGAAAACCTTTTCGTAATATCAACAAAGGACAACTTGTAAATACAATCAATCAAAAAGATTGTACTGTTGAAATCGAATTCGACACAGGCAACAAGTCATACAAAATTGTTCGTGGTATCAAACCAAACGTGTTTGAGATTTACTGCAATGGGCATCTAGTCAATCAAGATGCCGCAGTCAAAGACTATCAAGAACACTTAGAGAAATTCATTCTCAAACTCAACTACAAATCGTTTACTCAAATTGTTTTGTTGGGTTCAGCATCATTCACACCATTCATGCAATTGTCTGCAAGCGATAGACGTTCTATCATTGAAGACTTGTTAGACATTCAAATCTTCTCACGCATGAATAGTGTTCTCAAAGATAAGTTTCTTTTGTTGAAAGAAAAACATTCACAGTCGAAGTATGCAGTAGACTTGAAGAGTGAAAAGATTCAATATCAAATTCAGTTTATCGATTCATTGAACAAGAATAATGCAACCCAGATTTCATCTAAGCAACAAGACATTGCCAACACGCAATTGCTGATTGCTGAGAGTGAAACTAAATGCACGGCACTACAAACAACTTTGTCGGAAATCATTACACAAATTTCAGATAAATCTAAAGTTGATGCAAAGTTATCTAAGTTTAAAACTCTACAACAAAGTCTAGTAAAGACTCACAAAAAAATTGATACTGACATTGAGTTTTATCATAACAATGATGATTGCCCTACATGTAAACAAGCAATCGGTAATGAATATAAACTACACATTGTAGAAGAGCGAAATAAAAAATTAGTTGAAGTTGATGATGCATTGTCAAAAGTCAAAACTGAACTTGATGTTGTGAATAGCAGACTTGCTGAGATTGAAACGATTGCTGAACAGATTCAAACTTTGAATTCTCAGTTGACATTTGAACAGAGTGAGATTAGAGTAAATCAAAGACACATTGACAATATCAATAAAGAGATTGTGCGATTAAATTCTGTTAAAGATGATGTTAATGCAGAACAAGAAAAACTTGCAACGTTGAATACTGAACTAGCAGAACTTGAATCTGAAATTAAAGTTATTGCTGAAGAGCGTTTGTATTATGAGATTGCAACGAACTTATTGAAAGACACAGGCATCAAAACGAAAATCATTCGTCAATACATACCAGTAATCAACAAGCTAGTTAACAAGTATCTTGCATCATTAGATTTCTTTGTGAACTTCAATTTGGATGAATCATTCAAAGAGACAATCAAGTCTCGCCATCGTGATGACTTCACATATGCATCATTCAGCGAAGGTGAGAAGCAACGTATTGATATGGCATTGATGTTGACGTGGAGAGCAGTTGCCAAACTAAAGAACAGCGCCAGCACAAACATATTAATACTTGATGAAATTTTTGATTCATCATTAGACACAAATGGTACAGAAGATTTGATGAAGATTCTAAACATGCTTGAAGGTTCTAACTTGTTTGTCATATCACACAAAGGCGATATTCTACAAGACAAGTTTGCAAACGTGATTAGATTCGAAAAGGTAAATAACTTTTCAAGGATTGCAAAATGAAAATACTAAGTGAGTATTATGGCACAGATATAGACAGAGAAGCGCATGTATATTTGGATGAAAAATTTTATAAAGTTAGAGTGCGAAATGAATTTGGTTCATACTTTGTTGCATTTTTTAACAACGTGCAAGAAGCAGAAATTTTTGCTGAAAATTATGTATTAGGAGAAACACATGACTTTAAATCGTAAGGTAAAAAAATGAAACCTTGGCAACACGGATATGACATAGACTATCTCAAAGGACTTGAAGCGCAGTATGCAGACTATAATGCATATACGCTATCTCCTTTTGCAAAGTATAAGAAGAATAACATTGCAGAGTCTTTGAAAAAAGGAACTCTTATTTTGCTTAGTAACGCAATGATTGATGTGACAGTAAGCAAAGTTGCATCAGACATTACAATGCATGGCGACACAGTTATTGCAACAAAATTAAAAGGTGATGTTTCGATTGGAAAACTTTCTGGCAACATCAATACTATCAAACAACAAATTTCTGTATTGTCCGGAAACAATTTTTGGTTGACTGTATGGGCAGAGAACAAATCACATTGTGACTTAGCTGAAGAATTAGGTTTCTGTTATGTTGGCCCTAAGATTACAACATACGGAGAAGTATATGCAATTTACTTTAAGAGTAACAGTCCTATTCCACGTTCGTTTCCTAAAGTAGAATCAACAGAATATCTAAGCATCAAAAATGTTGGTACAATCACACCAGAGTTTATTGAATCTGTTTCTGCTAAGTTGGCAACATTACCTGCATTCACAAATCATTACAGTAACTACAACAAAGACAAAGCATGGTCAGCATTGTCACTACGTGGTTATCGTCCAGAACCAGAATTCATTACAAAGCCTTCAGAGATGAGTGATGATTGGAAAGAAAAAAACAAAGATGTGAAATTTGAATTGCAAGACACACCACTCTACGATATGTTTCCTGAAGTGCGTGAGTTGCTAAGTAAATATAGAGAAGTGCATCGTGTTCGTTTCATGCAATTGAAACCTGGCGGTGGAGAACTTGAACGACACACGGATCAAGTTGATAAAGATTCTGGTGGCTCTAAAGGCAAACTTGCAAGACTGCACATTCCAATCGTTACTAATCCAAACATGATTTTTACTGTGTGGGACACAAAAGGCAATGCACAAAAAGTCCATATGGAAGTTGGACACTTATGGTTCTTAGATACCCGTAAGCCACATCAAGCAATCAACAATGGAACAGATAATAGAATTCACTTAGTTATAGACGTAATTTCCGAAGGAGAACTGTATGAGTCGCTTGTATCCGTCAGAAATTTCTGATATAATAGAAGGATGGAAAGACCCAAATCCTGCACCGATAGTCGAGATGCACAATGGCTTTCATGTTGTGCGTGATGACTTGTTAGAGTATGGTAGTAAGAGTCGATTCATCGATCATCTTGTTAAGACTACTCAATGTGATGAATGGGTCTTTGGTGGTGCAAACAAAGTTGGTTGGGGTCCTATATCATTAACGTATGTGTGTAATCTCTATGGAAAAAAAGCAACGTTCTTCATGGCTAAACGCAAAGAGCCTACATGGCATCAGCAAAGAGTATTGGACCTTGGCGGTACTATTCATTGGGTTGACAATGGTATGCTTACTGTGACAAAAGCAAGAGCAAGACGTTATCAAGAAGAAGACACAAAGCATAGACAATGCTTGCCTTTGGGGTTAGAACATCCATCTGTGCTTGCATCAATTGTTAAAGTTGCTAGAGATTTAAATATCAAGCCAACAGAGATTTGGACTGTTGCATCAAGCGGAACATTGAATCGTGGATTGCAATTAGCATTTCCTGATGTGCCTGCATATGCAGTAGAAATTGGACACAAGATGAGTGACTATGAAAAAGGTCGTGCTGTGACTATGCGTTCACCATATAAGTATGACCAAGTAGTAGAAGAGAGTCAAGCACCTCCATATCCATCCGAGAAATACTACGATGCTAAACTTTGGCAGTTTGTAGTGAGTAACGGAAAACCAGGCGCACTAATCTGGAATGTAGCGTAATTAATATTCAAAAGGAGTCGAACATGAGTACCGAAGAAGATAAAGTTAAACACTCCCGCAGACTTCTGCAAAAAGAAAGTCACATTAAGCGACAAGTAAAAATTGCAAAAGCACATAATATACCAGTAGATGAACCACACACATTAGCAAAACACTCAGCACTAACTTGCGGAGATTCTAATTGTGTGATGTGTGGAAATCCTAGAAAGTTTTTTAAAGAGCCAACAATTCAGGAAAAACGATTTGACCAAAAAGAACTTAGAGAGTAATTTAATATGGCATATAAAATAATTGATAATCTATTAGCAAAAGAATTCGCAGAAAATATTAGAATTACTTTTTTGGGAAACGATGCTGTATTTCCTTGGTATTACAATAATGATGTGGTCGTTGAGACTGACCAACCTGACAATTTATATAATTTTCAGTTTGTGCATACAATGTATAGAAAATATGGTCCATGTAGTCATTTTTTTCCTATTGTTCAACCTATACTTGAGTGTTTAAATCCAGAATCAATTATTAGAATTAAAGCCAATTTAAATCCAAAAACTGATGTGCGCCACACGTTTGAGTACCATGTTGATTTTGAAAGTAAATCTAGTGATAGAAAAACTGCAATATATTATGTGAATTCTAATGATGGTGTGACTATTTTAGAAGATGGCACCGAAATCGAATCTGTTGCAAATCGACTTGTTATTTTTGACCAAAAAACTCGTCACACAGGAACAACATGCACAGATCAAAAAGTTAGATGCTTGATTAATTTTAATTATATAGAACTTAGTGATGATTAAAGAAAAATACCTCGGTGCATACATGAAGACTGCAAGAGTCTTTGCCGAATTGAGTACTGCTAGACGCAAGCAAGTTGGTGCCGTTGTTGTAAAAGATGATAGGATCATTTCAATCGGTTACAATGGTATGCCAAGTGGATGGGATAATAATTGTGAAGAAGAAATAGTGGTTGCAGTAGTTGACGGAGTGCCACAAAGAGAGATTAAGCAATTAAAAACAAAGCCTGAAGTTCTCCATGCAGAGTCTAATGCAATTGCTAAACTAGCAAAGTCTACCGAGAGTGGTGATGGTGCAAGTATGTTTATCACTTGCGCTCCATGCATGGACTGTGCTAAAATGATATTTCAAACAGGTATTAAAGAGGTCTTCTATGCCGAAGATTATCGTGATGATGCAGGAATCAGTTTCCTAAATAAATGTGGAATAACAGTAAAACAAATAACATGACAAAACATTTCTATGAACGCAACGATTGGTTATTGAACCATGAAACAAACAAGACATTTGAGGAAGTACAATGGATGACTGAAGACGAATTTCGTCAATGGTTCATCGATTTACGTAAAGCAGTTGTACACTCATGGGACACTATGGGTCAACCACCAAGAGTTGGTTGGGATGAAGGTGCAATCAAAAAACAATTTAAAGAGATGTATGGATTCTCTGTGCATGAGTTTGAACATGTTGATGAATTGACTGGTGAGAAAGATGTAATTCGAAACACTAGCGTAGTTGGCAATGCGGCTAATCAATGGTTCCCAACCATGATGAAGACACGCATTAACTATACAAAGAATGATGATGGGCTTTCAATCTATGACCACTTTCTAAAAGATGAATTGCTTGAGAAGACATTGAAGTATTCCAAGCGACACTTCAAGCGTGATTCATTCTACGCATATTCAAATACAGTTAAAGTCAATGAGATTATCAACGTTGGTTCTTACAATGTGAAGTTTAAGAATGGCAATGATTTTGTTCGTTGGTTTGAAGAGAACAACATTCGTCAATATGGTTATGACTATTGGGTAGAGAGTCGTGATGATGATGAAGAATATAGTGGCTACAATGAACAACTCAAAGGTGCAAAGTATCTTGAAGTGACGCAAGATATCTTAGAGACAATTCCATCTAAATCTACAATGAACATTAAATCATATGACCAGAAAAAGTATCGTCTGCGTATGTACAAGTATGGACAAAAGATTTTTCCTGTCGGCTTGAAAGCATTCCGTGTATCGTGGTGCCAATATGCTGTTAACTTTCCACCATTGACTGCAAAACTTCTTTATGAAAAATTTACTCGACACGTTAAAAACCAAAGTCATATTGTTGTGTACGATCCCTCTTCTGGTTGGGGTGGGCGTATTTTGGGTGCTATGGCTTCTCGCACTTCTATTCCTTTACACTATGTGGGGACTGATCCTAATACCGATCACAGCATTGTTAGCGATAGTGGCACTTCTAGTACTAAATATGCCGACTTGGCTGATTTCTATAACTCCGCAAAGAACGAAGGAGTTTTGTTTGAACAGTCCAACACTTATGAAATTTTTCAGCTTGGTTCAGAAGTTGTCCGAGATGATAGTTCGTTCCAAAAGTACAAGGGCGTTTTAGACATGGTGTTCACTAGCCCTCCTTACTTTGCTAAGGAAGCGTATAGTGAAGACCCAACGCAATCATATAAAAAGTTTACTGGCTATGATGCATGGCGTGAAGGCTTCTTACGTCCAACGCTAGAGACTGCTGTTGAGTATTTGCGTAATGACAGATACTTACTTTGGAATATTGCTGATGCAAAGTTTGGTGCTGACATGTTGCCACTTGAAAAAGATAGCAAAGACATTTTGGAATCACTCGGTATGCAATTCAAAGGTGTAGTCAAAATGGCACTAGCACAAATGCCAGGCGGTAATCGTATCGACCCTGATACTGGCTTGCCCAAAGCAAAGAATTTTTGCAAGGTAAACGGGATGTGGTTGAAGTATGAACCTATTTTTGTTTTTTACAAACCTTAAGGAAGCATAATGTCATTTGAAAAAAATCAATTTCAAGTAGTCAGAAATGCTTTAAGTTTAGATTTGTTGTATTATGTCAATATAAATTGTGAGATACATGAATCCATAAATCAGTTTATTAAACCGTCAACAGAAAAAAATCCATATCCTGAAAACGATCCGTTAGTTATCAATAGTTTTTCTTGGTATAGTGCATGTCATACGGAATCACTACTAGTGCATTTAAAATATGGAATTGAAAGTATAACTAATAAAAAATTGCATGAATGTTACTCCTATTACAGAAATTATTATCATAATGCAATTTTACCTAAACATCGTGATAGACCATCTGCCGAATTTTCAGCAACAATTTGTATCAATAAGGATACTGATTGGCCTATTTTCATAGAAGATAAAACCGGTGTTGCACATGAAATAGAATTAAATCCTGGTGATATGATTGTGTATCGAGGAGATGTATTACGTCATTGGAGAGACACATATTCTGGAAAAACACACCGCCAAATATTTTTGCACTATGTTGAGGCTGGCGGAAAATATGATAATTTTAAATTTGATGAAAGACCTATGCTAGGAGTTCCACATAATTCTAGACGCACGATATAACTTGTTGATTTTAAAAGGTTTTTTCGTTCGATTTTAAGGAAAAGCCCTTTATTTCACACAAATGTGTTGTTTTGATGCAACACTACATCAAATAATCGTTGACTTCTGTTCCTACTGTGCTATACTCTATATATAGATTGAGATTACAGAGGAACTTATGTCATACGTTGAACATCCTGCCGCATATGAAGCCGCTATCAAGCGCAACATCATAAACAATGCTACCAAAACGTTCTATAAAACGTATCCCGATGCTGGCGATATTGTTCAATTCCTTGTTAACAATTCTGAAAAGAATTCGTTCTACTCAAACCTTCTTGGTTCGTTGAACACATATGGTAAGTTGACAGAAAAACAAGTCCTTGCTGTACGTAAGTCTATCACCACTCAAGCCGAACGTAAAGCGCAATGGATTGCACAAGCGGCAGAGAAAAACGCTACACGTACATTCGTTGGCACCGAAAAGAAAAAGATTACTGTTACTCTAACAGTTAAAAAATCAATTGTAGTTGACCGTCCCAAATTTTACTGGGCTGATTCTGGCACCAGTCTTCTCCGTATCTGTGAAGATGCCGATGGCAATGTTATCGTATTCAGCGGCAATGCAGATTTTCCGGCTGAAGGCGAGACTGCCACTATCACCGCTACTGTAAAGATGCACCGCTACTATAAACAAAACGATATTGAAGTGCCACAGACAGTTATCATCCGTCCAAAGACTGTTGCCATGGTACAACAGCCAGTTGCAGAAACCGCTTGACATTTTAATCCACTTGAGTTAAGATACATACATGCTTAATAAACAAATTTCAAAATCCACTTTAGCAAAGTTACTTGCTACAGAGAATATTTCGGTAGACTATCGCAAGGTGCAAACTGCATCATTCGATATCGTGAATCGCCGTCTTACTCTTCCCATTATGAATGACACCACGCCAGAAATGACAGACCTTTTTGTCGGGCATGAAGTGGGTCACGCATTAGATACACCACAATCATACGTTGAATCGGCTAAGGCTGGCGGTTCTGCATTTTCTACATTCTTGAATGTTGTTGAAGATGCAAGGGTCGAACGTAGAATGAAGGATCGATATCCAGGTTTGCGTAAATCGATGGCTATTGCATATCGTCAATTTACTGAACGTGACTTCTTTGGCATCAAAGGTCAAGATGTAAACGCAATGATGCTGATTGATAGAATCAATTTGCATTTTAAACTTGGTGCAATTGCAGGCATTAAATTCAATGCCGAAGAAATGGTGTACGTTAACGAAGTTGATAAAGCAGATTCGTTTGAGCAAGTGAAAGATATCACCGAACGTTTGTATGCTTTCTGCAAAGCAGAATTAGAGCAAAAACGCCAAGAGGCTAAAGAAGAATTCGAAAAGCGTAAAGAGAATGGCGAATTCGATGATGAAGATTTTGGTGATGATAGTTTCGGCGGTGATGATGCTGAAGACTATGAAGACAAAAATCCAAATGATTTTGATTCTGAATTTGATGGCGGTGATGATGATTTCGAATCCGAAGATAATTTTGACAATGGCTACTCCAATGCACCATCATTCGAAGATACTATGCCGAATGAGTTGAAGGCATATGGTGATGAAGTGAAGTCTGTAACCGATGAGAAATTTCAACAAGCACTAAAAGGTCTTGCAGAAACAAAAGAAATTTACGTTGGTAAGATTGCTAGTCAAAATCAAATCAATTTAAAACAATATATTGTTCCGTTCAAAGATTTGAAGTTCTTTGAAGATAACTTTTACAATGATCCTGAGTTGGAAGCGCATGAGCGTTATGATTCTACTTTGCTAACAAAATTCGAAGCCAAGAATAAGAATCCAATTGCGTATCTCGTAAAAGAATTCGAAATGAAAAAGAAAGCGGCTGAGTTGCGCCGTGTAACAGTCTCTGACACTGGTACACTTGACACCAACAAGTTGCATACTTACAAATTCAATGACGATATCTTTCGTAAGATTGGTGCCGTTGCACAAGGTAAGAATCACGGCATTGTGATGTTCATTGACTGGTCTGGTTCTATGGTAGACAACATGTCTGGCACAATAGAACAGTTGATTACAATGTCAACGTTCTGTCGCAAAGTGAATATTCCTTTTGATGTTTACGCATTCAGTACTGAGTCTTTCAAAAACATTAAACCAGAATATGTCCCTATGACAAATGGTCAAATGCAAATTGATAATTTTTCTTTGCTAAACATTTTGTCTAGCAGTATGAAGAATGCAACATATCGCAAATTTGCAAATGACTTGTTGCAAGTGGCTGAGGCATATCAGCCTTATGTGAGTAATCGTAGAAATTATAAGTCCAGTTTTATCTGTGAAAATATGAGACTTGGTGGTACTCCGTTGAATGCGACAATTCAAGTTGCATCTAATGTTGTCAATGATTTCCGTAAACGTACTCGGTCAGAAATTGTGAATGTTATCTTTTTGACTGATGGAGAAGATTCCACTACTCTTTGGACCGATAATGAAATAGGTCGTGCCCAACGTATTGGTCCTTCTGACTTCCGTTCAGTATCTTACATTGAAGATAAAGAATCTGCAAAAACTTATCGTGTAAGTGACAAAGGTGTAACACCTACTCTGTTAGAAATTCTAAAAGATCGTACTGGTTGCAATTTGATTGGCTTCTACATTCTGCCAAAAAGCAAACGTTTCTTTCAAAATGCAATGGCACGTTTCAACATGATGATGACAGATGATAAGTACAAACAATTCCGTAATGAGAAATTCTTCTCTGTTAACGGATATGGCTACTCAGAATATTTTCTGATTCCTGGTGGTGATGATTTGTCTACCGATGATGATTCGCTATCAGACATTCTTGGCGAAGCCAAAGATGTTTCCGCACGTAAGTTGAAAGGTGCATTCTTAAAGATGAACCAGAACCGTTTGACTAATCGTGTTT